GACTTGGCAATGACCGACAAAGAAAAGATTGAACGGATGTACCAGATTCTGCGTTCCGGTGAATTCATGCCTGAAGTTAGCTTCAATGACAAATTCGAGGCTTTGAAACTGATCGAAGAAAATATTTCGACAATCCGTAACATGTCTATCCGTTCCTTGGTTCAGACCATCCAGATCAAAGCCGGTGGAAATCCTGAATGGAAATCCTTGGCAATGTATTCTTTGATGTGTGGTGCACAATGACCGACAAGGTAGAAATCTCTGCATTCATCTACGACAAACGAGGTCGTCTACTTTCGTCTGGACAGAATTCCTATACGAAGACCCATACCTTGCAAGCAAAACTTGCCGAAAGTGTTGGGCTACCTCATAAGCAATTTGTCCACGCAGAGATTGCAGCATTGGTGAAATGTGATTGGTCAAAGGCTCACAAGATTTTTGTGGTAAGATATGGCAAGGATGGTAGACCACTGATGGCGAAGCCTTGCAAGATATGCATGAAGGCCATTGGGATGACATCCATCAAAGAGATTGAATTTACTACTGGAGAATAAAATGGTAAAGGTGATTGGGATTACATCATTGGATAATTTCGTTAAAATTCTCTTGACAAACCCAAAATCTAGTGTACAATTCATCCCATGCTGATCGAAGTCGTACTAGCCACAACCTTCACCATGTACTCAAAGCCAACTAAAGAGTACAAGAAAGATGTTGTAGAAATACAACAGATTCTACAAGAAGATGGCAAGTGCTCACCCGAAAAGCTGGAAATCATCAAGAAACAAATCGAAGGTACAAAAATTGCAAAAGTTTTACGAATGTCGTGCAAAGATTCATGATATAATTCTTGAAATTGGATTTCGGTTAATCGCCTTAATCGTCTTCAATTTCGTTGTCGCCCCTTTAGCAATGCTTGTCATTGTTTTAGGATTTCTTTACGCTAACTTCTCGCTGGTATATTCTGGTAAACTTCACATTAAGGACTAAATCATGACTGCTAAAAAAACTATCGAAATGACTCTCTGGGCTATCGTTGCTATCTTTGCCGTGTTCTACACGTACCTCAAATATTTCCATAAGCCTTACATGCACCCCTATCCCGAGGCTGAGAAAGTAGAAATCGTGCGAAGCTGTATGCGCGAAGGTAGTTCATTAGACTTTTGCGTGTGTGGCCTGAATACCATTCGCACAAAATACACCTACGAAACATTGCGCTACCAAACCCGTAACCAATCTGAAGAACTTATGGGTGTTCTGGACGGCATCAAAAATACATGCCGCGCTGCCAACTAATAGGGGTAAATATATGTTCCACATCGAAACGGTCATCAACAATTGGGTTTCGGAACAACAGATTCCGACTTACCAAGACCTTACAAAGATTCTCGAAGAGACAATGCATTTGCATTACCTGAATACGCAGTGCAAGATTCTTGTAGGTGAAAAGGAATGAATATCCTATTAGAAGCCGTTGGGGAATTTTCCTATAGTAAACTTGGGGGTCAGTTCGTCCTTGATGGGCAGACCTTCAATTACGTAAAGAAAACCAATTTCTATGTCAATTCAAAGTATCAATCGCTGTATGAAGACAGCGGCTATGATAACATTGCTTTGCTTGGTGGCGATCCCTATGCATATAAGTATGCCGGGGACAAATCCGCCAAAGAGTTTTTCGCAAAGCAGTCTGAACTGCCTCTCTAAAGCCATCTACTACGAGGCCAGAGGGACTGGCCTTAAATCAATGCTTGCGGTTGGCCTTGTTGTGAAGAACAGGGCCAACCATAAGCTATTTCCGAAAGACATCTGCAAAGTCATCTACCAACCTGCACAGTTTTCTTGGGTAGGTACTGAACAGAAAGTGACCGAGAAAGGTCAATGGCAATTGGCTACCAAAGTGGCTACAATGGTCTTGAATGGGGCTAAAGACTTCACCGAAGGGGCTACCCACTTCCACAATACCGAATTGGATATAGATTGGTCTTCCAAAAGGATGAAGAAAACCATCGTTCTAGGTGGTCATCAGTTTTACCGATTGAATGGGTAAATAGTTCTGAAAAGGACTATTCGACATGGAAGACGAAATCATTACGGACATAGCAACCGGAACCGCCATTGCTGTAGTTAAAAAAGAAGCAACTACACGGACCAATGAAGCGGCAAAAAAGGAAACAAATTCCCCAAATTCTGTAATTGGTTCTAGACAAAAGCAATCCAAGATTGAAACATTGGTGTTTCCTGCTGGCCTTACTGATCGAAAAAGTATCCAGAATGGCCCCCATGTTGTCATCAAGGCATATGAATACCAGCGCAAGATTCGCAATGTAGAAACAAATCAACCATTGTATCGAATCTACCTACCTATGCCACCAAACGTGATGCAGGGGTATTCGACAAACCTTACAAATTTTTCAGGTAGTTCAATTGCAGACATTACATCGGATGCATTCTCACAATCAAGTGGTGGCAATCTTATGGCTGCGCTTGCTGCTGGTGCTGGCGTAGGCGTTGCATCAACTCTACACGCAACCGTCAAAAATGCAATCACAAACTACTTTGAAGGTAAGGGGGGTATGGGAATGGTTGCGCAAAACGCATTCTATTCGGCATCCAGTCCAGAAATGCGCAGCCAATTGGCCAACATCGGGGGCATCACAATCAACCCACGGTACGAGACTGCATTCAACACAATGAACTTGCGCCAGCATAATTTCACATTTCCGTTGGTCGCTACCAGCAAACGGGATTCGGAAACTATCAATAAGATTGTGCGACAACTTAGGTATTCGATCCATCCATCGGAAAGTCTTGGTGATATTATCTATTCATACCCAGACAAATTTGTTGTTGAATTCCGTGACCATAAGGGCAATACCATCGAGTCACTACCATATCTTCCAGACTGCTTTGTTTCAGAATTTTCTGTTAATTCTATGACGGCAAGGATGCATGACAATGATCCGGTCATCACTACGATCAACATTGCATTCAGTGAACAGCACGTATTGACTAGGAAATCGGTTGTGGTTGATCCAGACAATAACCTACTTAGTGATGAAAGATCGGATGGGTTCTGATGAAAAACTACTTTGCACAATTTCCAAGGGCTACATACACCCTACCATCTGGGTTGACATTCACATCGGATGACTTGTCCATTCGGTTCGCACCAATCGCATCCATTGCCGGAAAATACCTTACAAAGTATTCCCATAGGTTGCGTGATATTGACCGCCCAGACATCGTGGCTAGGGACTACTATGGGCATGCCGATTTCGCATGGCTGGTGCTCATTTCTGGTGGTCTATCACACTACCTTAATGACTTCCCTTTGGACAATGAATCCTTGGATGCCTACATTGAAGACAAGTATGGTATGTCCATCGAAACGGCAATGGCCACTACAAAGCATCAAGTGGATGCCGATGGGGACATTGTTGATGTAGGCGCACCAGTATCAATCTATGACTATGAATTCCAGAAAAACGAAGCCACACGGCACATCACATTGATTTCTAGGAAGTATATTCCCGAAATTGTTAAGGAAATGGATGAATTTTTCCGAACCGTCAAGAAAGGTCTGTGATGGCCGAGTATTACGAAAATGGCAATTACCAGCTTCATGAATTGACATTGGTGAACTACCGTGGTGAGACTTTTGACCTGCGGGGAATCTTCTCCTACATCGAAGTCTATGAAGACATCTTTTCCACAACCATTTCGGCAAGGATTGGTGTAGAAGATGCCGTAGACCTATACCAAAGTTTCCCAATCATCGGGAAAGAGAAACTAATCCTTTCATATTCTACCACAGATTTTGACAAGGTTCGTATCGAATTGTCGGTCTATGACATCCCCAATAGGGAGCAGATCAAGACCAAGCATGATGTCTATATCTTGTCGTTTATGAGCGCCGAAGGCTTGGTCAACCAACACAGCACCATGCGCCGTTCGTTGGCTGGCAATGTGGCCGAAAGCGTCAAATCTATTTTACAAACTGAATTGGAATCTACCAAAGAAGTCTTTACAGACCCTATTGCCACGGACTTGACTTATATCCCCCCAAGACAACGACCATTCGAGACAATCAACACATTGCTGAATAGGTCTATTTCGGCATCATCGGCAACGCATGCCGACTTGGTTTTGTTTGAGACCGTGGATGGGTATAACATCAGTAGCCTGAACCGATTGGTTACGCAAGAACCATCTTACACATACAAATTTGGTAGGCTTAACAAGGAATCCGATGGGCCTCCATTGGATGATGAATTCGAGATTATCGGCAACTACCAGATCATCCAAGAAAGCGCACCAGCAATGTCTATTGCATCTGGTGCGTATGGATGCACAATGGGGACATTTGATCCGGTGTCAAGGACTTACAAAGAATCCACATACGATGCCATTGAAAACAAAGATGACTTCAACTATCTGGGAACTTCCTTAAAGATTCCCGACAATGATGCTGCACAAAAGGCTTCCAAGGATGCCGTGTTCAAGTACGTCATTGCTGGTACAAAGGAAGCTACCTATATGCACCGCAATGCCAAGCTGGAACAATTGTTCAACAACATCAAGATTGTTGCCGATGTCGCTGGCAATAGTGATCTAAGGGTAGGTGATGTGATCCAACTAGACCTACCATCGGGCGATCCCGAGGATAACCAAAAGGCCATCGAAGAAAGGTTCCTGACTGGTAAATATCTTCTATCGTCTTTGAAGCATACTTTTAAGGTCGGCGTTGGTGGCTACCGCACCATCATTGAACTTGTAAGGGATTCTACCAATCTGTCTTTGGATGATAGCAAGAAATTGTTTGCCAAATTGAAACCTAATAATGTCGTATAAAAACAACAATACCCTTGGTCAGCATGGATTCTTTTTCTTCTTCGGTGTCGTGGAAGATAGGGACGACCCATTGCAGATCGGTAGGGTCAAGGTAAGGTGTCATGGTGTCCATAGGGATTCCGATGTGGAAGTTCCCACGGCACATCTTCCTTGGGCTTGTGTTGTCACACCAACTAATGGAAATGAATCGGCTACATCGGATTTGAAGATTGGCTGCAATGTCTTTGGGTTCTTTGTGGATGGCGAGGAAATGCAGGTTCCCATGATTCTTGGGGTCTTGCCGGGTATCGTGTCGGCAATGGTCACGGGGAATGCACCAAAGCTGCCAGAAACGGCACAGGAACCTTCGATTGGTTCTTCTAGTCTATCGGGGTGTGCTACTGGAAAGAATCGTCCTACGGCGGTTTCCAAGGCTTCTGGCATCACTGGTATTCCCGTCATCGGCAATGAACCTACCGATCCTTATGCCGCAAAGTATCCATACAACCATGTGACACAATCCGAATCAGGTCATGTGATTGAATTGGACGATACGCCTGACAAAGAGCGTGTCCATATTTTTCACAGATCAGGTAGCTTTGTCGAAATGCACCCTGATGGGAAAGTTGTCATCAAATCCGCCGATGATTCATTTGAACTGTCTGCCAAAGCCAAGCATGTTTATGCCACAGGGAACTTGAATTTGGTTGCCGGTGGTACTGTGAATATCTATTCACAAAGCAACGTGAACATCACCCCAAATGATACCGTTTTCGTGAATGGTAATGTGGTTGCGAGTGGGGATGTGATTGCTGGCGGTATCTCTCTAAAGAACCATGTACATCAAGGCGTTCATGGCACGACATCCCCGCCACTATAAGAACAAATCATGGCTATCGGACTACCATCAAAATCTATTCAAGAATCTATTCACGAACCCGTAAAGGTTCAACAGACAAAGCAGCCAGATTTTTCCGATATGACCATTGTGAGTGCGCAGCAAGAATGGCAAGCAACATCACCTTGGTTCAATAAGTATTGGCGGGCTTTGTCGGCATACACTTACATTGTGATCTGTGTGACCGATTTCATTGTGTTCCCTGTCCTATGGAACATTGCACAAATCTACACCAAGGGTGCATTGACTGTTTGGCAGCCAATGACCCTTTCTGGTGGAGGATTGTTTCACCTAGCTTTCGGCGCAATTCTCGGTGTGTCTGCTTTTGGTAGAACCAAAGAAAACCTGACTAGGATGGGTTAACCATCTTCATGATTGTCAATCTAGCCAATATGCCATAGGTTGGTCTGCTGATACGAGCCTTCCATCGAAGTTCAGTCATGGTAATATGACGCTTCTTTGCATATTGTCTAGATAGTCCTACCCAAACCCTATAGGATAGCGATTTTGATTTGATTTTGTAGGTCATCATTCAATCTCCCGATATTCGCACAAATGGATATTACGAGAATGGGTTGAATCGGTAGTGGGTGATTGTGGCGGAAATGTATTTCGGGTCAAAGAAGAATTCGGTTCCAAGAACTTTGCACCAAATATCTCCGTCGAATTGCTTTAGACATTCTACCAAAACAGTTCCATCATCAAACATCAAATCAATTGATGTATTTGGCAGGCTTTCAATCAGCCCATCTGTGTAAATCCAGTCGTCCATCATTCAAATGTCACAGTATCCGATTCACCATCACCAGATTCATTGAAGATTTCCGACACAGCGTTATCAATCAATGTGCAGCACATGTCAATGAATTCTGCTCGGTCGGAATCTGTCAGCGTTTCGTTATCGTCCAAGGTTTCCAAGAATTTGCACAAGAACATTGTGTCAATGCCTAGCAGTTGATCTTTCAATTCCTTGTATGTCGATAGGTCTAGTCGATTGATTGCGAAGCTGATTGCAAGCAACGTACTGTTTGGAATAAAGTACCCACGATCTTGATATTTACGTGTCCGAATAAGAGCACAAATTGGATAGTGGCTTGTGCTGGTGAATTTCAAAACCCGTTGCGCAATGTGTGGTAGGAAATTGTCATCCAGCACAAATTGTTCTGTAAGAAAGTCGTAACAACCTTGAACGATAGTGAAATCAAAGGTATCCAAAATCTCACGAGGGGTTCCAGAGAACCGTTTGATGATCTGAACTTCAAACTTTTTCTTGCCGACCTTTCGCTCAAACGTGATTGCGTTGTCGGTTTCGTACTTACACTTTCCAAAGATTTCGGCACAGTAATCAACAACGGCTTGCCATTGATTCATGTCACGTAGGTAGAAATCCAAGTCATTTACAGGGCGACCGCTGTAGATGGAATTGATAGTCCCACCAGCAAGAATCATCCCAAAATCTGCAAACTTTTGTGGTCGGTCGTTAGAACCACTTACACCAAAGAAGTCATTAAGCAGGCGCAGCACCTGTTGTTTCTTTGCATTTTCTACACCAACATACTTTTGGATGTAGTCTTTCAGTTCGGGTTTAGTCATCTTCATTTCAATATTCCACTTTGTCAATCAAAAATTCTTGTTCACAATTTTGGCATTCGATTTCATAATTCTTTAAAGCATCCCAATTGTTTGAGAAAATCTTCTTAGCAATTTCGTAATCTCCATAGCAGTCGTATTCTACCAGATCATTCTCAAATAAACAATGTGGGCATGTCGCGGTCAGTGACCAATCTAACCATGCTTTTGTAGATTTTCGTTCGGTATTCATAAGTTCTCCATAATCAAGCCGATAGTATAGCACGAAATAAATATCCGATGGCTTATTCAGGAATGTTCTACCCAAAGTTCCCCAAGAAGTACAAGGGGAATGCACAAAACATTGTGTGGCGATCCCTTTGGGAAAAATCCGTCATGCACTGGCTTGACGAGAACCCTGCCGTAGTCCAATGGTCATCAGAAGAAGTCATTATACCATACATTTGCAAAACCGATAACCGACCACATAGGTACTTCTGCGACTTCCTTGCAAAGTTTGACACAGGAATCACAATGCTTATCGAGGTCAAACCAGATAGCCAGATCAGGAAGCCGGTAGTCGCCGGTAAGAAGATGTCGAAGACTTTGGTAGAATCCGTATCTACCTATGCCAAGAATGTTTCCAAATGGGAAGCTGCCGAAGCCTATTGCAAAAAGAATGGATGGGTCTTCCAGATTTGGGGTGAGACCGCTTTAAGTAGGCTTGGTATCAAATACAGCAACAATCCATCGAAGAATAAATAGTAGATGATTACCGATCCATCAGCCAAGCCACACCAACCGCAAAACCGGAACCCATTCCTTCATGCTCACCAAGAAGCTATGAAGGCGGGTCTGCTTGGTGCTAGGACACAGATGGCTATGAAGTGGTACAAGAACTTCATCAGACAATACAAGAACCCCATCAGCAACCAAAAGATGAAGGAATTTCTTGGCAATAGTTCTGGCCGTGGGGTCATCAAAGTAGGCCATATGTATTGCTATGCCTATGATGCCAAGACCAAGGATGATCTGCCATTTTGGGATGCCGCACCAATGGTGTTCCCATTCCGTGATGCTGGTGACAAGTTCTATGCAATCAACTTGCACTATGCACCACCAGATGCCAGAATCTTGATTATGTATGGACTGTATCAATTGCTGTCCGATACCAAGATGAATGAACAGACAAGGCTTAGATTGTCTTGGAAGTATTTGCAAAGGCTTTCTACGAATTGGTTGATTGCGCCTTTGGTGCATTGCTATTTGAAGACCCATGTAAGAAGCCAGTTCATCCACATCCCGGTTACGGAATGGCAGACCGCCATGTTCCTACCCACCCAAAGATGGCAGAAGAAGTCATCCAATTTTGCCTACAGAGACTACGCCAAGAAAGTTGGAAGGGCTTTCCAATGACAGCATTCAACGCACAAGAATTTCGCGCCCATCTTGCACAGTATGGCGGCATTGCACAAGACAACTATTTCGAGGTGGTATTCCAACTTCCGGCAAATCTTACGAAGCTACCGGGACTATCAAATGCCGGAAATGCTTTGACATTCCGCGCACACATGACCGATATGCCTGCAAGGAACTTGGAAACGATGGATCGTCGGTATGCTGGTCCAATGCGCAATGTGCCTTTAGGGCACACCTACACGACTTTACAACTTCATATCATCGAAGGTGCAGATAGGGCTACCAGAAAGATTATGGACGCATGGCAGACTATGCTAATGGATGATGCGAATGGATGGTCGGTTCCTTTCTACAATGATGTCGTAGCCGACTATGTTGAATTGCGACTGTATAACCGTAGTCCAGAATTGGAGAACCCAAAAGACCCACGTTCAAAACCTCTTGCAGCAGCGGTCTATCGTTTCTATGAAGCCTTCCCAATCACCATCGGGGCAAGTCAATTGTCATGGATTTCCAAAAGTCAGGTCATTTCTATCCCGGTAGAACTTGCATACCACCGCTGGGAAAATATGAATGTGGAAGTTCCCGTCTATGAACTTTCCAAACCAACTGCAAAATTTGTCAGGCCACTTACCGCATTCGATGCCATCAGACTAGGCATCAAGAATTTCCGCAATGCTGTCAAGACGGTCAGCGAAATCAATAGCCAAGTGAAGTTAGTCAAGAGACAAATCAATGAAGCTAAGACATTGTATCGCAATATCAAGAATACGAAGCTGCCGTTCAATAGTCTGAACTCGGCTGCCGAAAGCCTAAATAAGATTGGTAACTTGTCGGAACGAGTCGTCGGTACTGCTGAACGTACATATCGAAGCCCGGTGTTTACAAGTAAGTCATCAGTGACAAAGCTACCAGCAATTTTCTAACCATATTGGAATATCATGAAACTACCAAAACGTGACCTACCAGAATACGAAGTAAAACTACCCGTCAGTGATGTGGACGTTACCTACCGTCCATATACCGTCAAGGAACAAAAGATCATGATGATGGCGGCGCAAGGCGGCAATCCGAAAGAGATTACCAATGCCATCCGTCAAGTCATCGAAAATTGCACCAATGTGAATTGGGACATCTTGTGTGATGCTGACTTCGAGTACCTTTTTACAAGACTTATTTCGGCAAGCATTTCCAATGTCGCATCGGCAGAATTCAGTCACGATTGTGGTAAAGAAGGGTGCCCTGTCATTCACCCAACGGCGATTGACCTGAATCAAGTTCAAGTCATCGGCATCGAACAGTTAAAGTCTAAGTACCAGCGCCGCAAGAACTATTGGGTTATCCCTTTCGATGAAACGTCAGGCATTTGCATGAAGCAAACCTTGACTGTAGAAACCCAAGAAGAAACCATCTTCAATTCCGTGGTCAATGTCTATGACGAAGATGGGGTCTATGATGAATTCACCAAAGAAGAATTGATGGACTACATTGATGGGCTGTTGAACGAAGACTTCGAAAAGATTGTCGAATTCATAAACACACAACCCTATTGCTATTCTGTGGCGAATGCCAAATGCGCAATGTGTGGCACTGGCATCAAATCCGAACTAAAAGGCATCCTCGATTTTTTCGTATGACTGTCGATGGTGGTGACTTGTTCATCCACTATCGACAGATTTCACAATTGATTCGACACAAGTATTTTGGGTTGACCGAAATCGAAGACATGATGCCTTTTGAATTGGGGGTCTATGTTGACCTAATCAATCTTCTGAAAAAGGAAGAGAAGGATGCTGCCGGTAATAGATAAATAGTTCTTGTACATAGGACTAAACATGGCATCTATCCGCAAGGCGAAACGTCGCGCAGACAAATCAAAAGACAGGAAGATCAACCTACCGGCATCCAAGATTGGACAAGCCGGTAGGGTCATGTCCGATAAAGAACAACCAGAAAGACCACGGTATGAGGTTGTTCTTTATGAGCCAAAAGAAATCCAAACAAGAGAACCCAGAGAGACCAGACAACAACCAGAACCAAAAGCCGTTGTAGAAAGACAACTTGGTAAACTTGCTGGTCGCGAAATTGTCAATAAAACATCATCGAGTCTTGAAGATGCAAGACAGCGCAGTGCCGAATGGATGACAAGCGAATCATCCAAGTTCAAGAGCAATGGCATCACAGTACTTTTCCCGGAAGACCTGAATAACATCAGGAAGATTGTCAAGGAAGAAATCAAACTTGCCGGAGGTGTCGGTGGAGGTGGTATTGGCTTACCGATTCCCGGCATGGGTGGTAAGGGCGGAACCGTACCTACGCCGGGTGGGGGGGATGCCGAAAAAGTAGGTAAAGGGTCAAAGCTACTTAAACTTGCTAAGGTGGGGGGAGTTCTTGGGGTAATCGGTGCGGCAGTTTCCGTCTTGGAAGCCATCGGAGACAACAAAGAAACCGAAAGAGAATACCGTGAAGGTAAGATCAGTAAGGAAGAACGCGATCAAAAAGAAAAAGAAGTAAACTATCGCACTGGTGGAGAAGTCATTGGCAGTGCGCTTGGTGGCGCTGCTGGTGCATTGCTAGGTCCAGCCGGTGCTATCCTTGGTAGCATGGCGGGTGGGTTCGTTGGTAGGCACGTTGGTGGTGCTTTTGGATCATCCCCTATCCAAAAGGCCGCACAAAGCATGGAAAGTAATACCAGCGTACAAAAGGCCGACATAGTTGAAGCACAAAAGGCACAGCAAAAGTCTTCTTCGGATGCTGTCAATGCCATCACAAAGGCATCAGAAAAGTTCAGTATCTCCAAGGATGAAATGCTTGCCGTAGCCATGCAGGAATCATCCATGAATCCGAAGGCGCATGCTAAGAAGTCTAATGCTGTCGGCTTGTTCCAATTCCTTCCAACAACATGGAATGGCTTGATTAAGAACAATGAAGACATTGCCAAGCAATATGGGATTGGTTCCGCATCTACTGGTGGCGATGATGACCGCACAGACCCATTCAAATCTGCCGTGATGTACGCCTTGCTAAGACAAGAAACGATGAAATCTCTTGGAAAGATTAGTACGGGTGATGGTAGCGTTGATGCCTACATCATGCACTTACTTGGTGGCCCCGTTGGGAAGAAAGTTATTGCTGCATATATCAATGAACCATCTAGTAAGATTTCGGCACACGTCTCGCAGAATCAATACACAGCAAACAGAGAATTGATGGAAAAGTCTGGTTCGCCAGTCACTGTGTCAGAATTCGTGGCGAACATCAAGGTCAAACTTAGCACGAAGTTGGAAGATGCCAAAAAGCATGTCGAAAAGTTTGAAATGCCTTCGGATGCACAGCCACAAAAGGCTCCACAAGAATCCGCACCAGTCGCACCGGTTGCACCAGAAAACACCGAGAAGAAGCCATTAGAACAGGTCGCAAACATCAAAGATGGTGTGGATGTGTCTGGGCTATCACCCACGATGAAATCGTCGTTCACAAGCCTCGCCAATGAATTCCTAGACCTTACTGGCGAGAAGCTGAACATCAACAGTGCATTCCGTTCCAAAGCGGCACAAGAAAAGCTATGGAAGAAAGACCCAAGCAAAGCCGCACCACCCGGTTCATCCATGCATGAATTCGGCTATGCGGTTGATGCAGATTCAAAACAACTTGACCGCGCCAAACAACTTGGTTTGCTTGCAAAGAACAAGATTGTGACACCTATCAATGGTGAACCTTGGCATGCCGAAACGGAAGGCGCAAGGATGGCTATGCGCAAGAAAAGTGATTCCGAAGAACGTATGCAAATGACTGCACAAGTCAGCAGTAAGTCAGGTTCGGATGGTACTGCGCCGGTAGTCATCAATAACCAAGCTGCGCCACCTAAGTCTATGGTCCGTGTGGATAACCCACCAATCATGGCAAGTTCATTGACCACAAGGAACAATGACAGTTCTTACCAAGCCATCAAGCTACAAGAAGCTGCTAGGATAGCATAAAAAGGGGAGATAAATGCTCCCCTTGTAGTTTAGTCCATCAGACTTTTCAAGAATGCGATGTCATCGTCGTCGTCTTGTGCAGTTTTCTTTGCAGGGACTTGTACAGCCTTTTCTTCTTTCAAAGAAGCCTTTGGCGCAACCGTAGGTGCAAAGTCAGGCACATCTTCAAAGTCTTCAACCGGCGCAGCCTTGGGTGCTTGTCGCACGGGTTCCGCATGTGCTGCCCAACCTTCTACAGTAGGGATACCGGAACCAATCGTCAAACCAAGAACTTCTACCAGACGCTTCTTCAAGTCTTCTTCAGACTTGAATTTGTCATCGGCAATGAATTCTTGCAGGCTATAGCAGGTCTTCCAGATGGCTTCGATTTGGTCATCATCAGCAAGTTCAGCAGGTTCTTTGAATGTGGACTTCTCGTAAGAAGGTACCGTAATCATCTTGCCATCACGACCGGGCATGGTCTTGCCATACATGCGGATAACGAAATCTGCACCTTCCCAAGGGCTGAACACGTCGATTGGTTCTTTTGGATCAATCTCGTCAGCAGGGGGGAACATGGTGTTTTCCAGCAGTTCGGCAATTTGGGGGCCGTATTCAAACAGGAAGACTTTGCCATTGTTCTCGGGGAACGCAGGATCGTTCTTGACAAGAATGTTCGCATAGTATTTCACTTTGCGCTTCATGGGCTTTTGGATAGCCTTGTCGGATTCGACACCAGAGTTGTAAAGACGGTAACCAAGCGAAGACATGCAATCACGTTTGCCGATGGTGCTCAATGAGTTTTCGATATACCATTTCCCGGTGGGGCCTTGGAAGGCGTGCGAGAACACCTTGACAAAGTGATCTACCTCACCATTGGGTGCAGGCAGGAATCGAATGACAGCACCACCAGTGCCCTTTTCCTTATCGAAAGTGGGTTTCCAGAATCGGCCATCGGCGGCAGGTTTGTTTGATTTCTTGGAATCGGCTTCCTCTTTCAGACGTTGCAGATTTCCGGCCATGCTTTTACGCAGTTGTTCCAGTGACATAATAGTTCCTTAATGTAAACAGTTTTCTAAAGTTGATACCAGTTTGTTTTGATCGTCGCAGTGTGTGATGAATTTGCTATATGCCAAGTTGCTATGTCGCATTATCTTCCAGATGTACGACTGTTTTGATTTCAGCAAGATTTCATCCAAATCTGTCCCAATCAGTAGTGCCGAGAACAATTCCCTTGAAATTCCTTCATTGCTCAACAATGTTAGAATCGTTGGGGAGAAAAGTTCCTTAGCACTATGTTTGTCCAATAGTTCGGTGAATTCACCTTGTAGGTAGTTCATTGAACTATTGAACTTTCTAAGCCGGTAGTAATGATCTTCGGAATAATCATACAACCAGCCAAGATTCCTTACGATGTTCGATGCGAAGTATAACACAAGTCGCTTTTCGGTTTGTTTGTGCTTTACCACATTACGAAATGCCAGTTGGATTCCGGCATCGGCTTTGTCGTATTGCTTCACAAACTTCTTTGGACAAATCCCATACTTTTGGATGTCAAACTTTCCGGTGATGACATTTCTTACGGATTGATGAATTGCAAACCCTTCGCTAGGTGTGCAATACTTGTCATCGCTAAACGTCATGGTCAGTCCAGTTTCAGAACACCATCATCTTTCACGGTTCGCAGTCGGATGCCTTCTTCTTTCATCCGTGCGATAAGGAATGGTGAAAGCATGTTTGCAGCATCTTCAATATCCATTCCAAGTTCATCGCATTGGTCTACCACGGCTTCAATCCATGTATCCGCGTATGATTCGTATTTGTCTGTGACGGCCAATTGAAATTCCTTCATTTGGTCTTCGACAAGGTTTCGTACTTCTTCTTTGTTCATGCGTGGATAGTTGATGGGTTACTCATTGATGAATTCTTGCGCTTCAAATTTTCCAGCAAGTTTTTCCAATCGCCCGATGGTTTTTGGACATCATTGAATTGATGGCCGCCGATACCGGGTGTACGGATTATAGCAGATTTGCTACAGGCTGGACAAGGTTCTTGTGTAGGATTGTCGCGGTCATTCATTTTTTGCAATGACTCGAATTCATGGTCACAAGATTCGCATTTGTAAGAATAGGTTGGCATTATCTGAATATCCTAGTAAACCTTCGTACCAACCTCTTTATTCGTTTCCCACCGTGGCCGTTTGGGGTGCATAGGCATCAATCAGCAATTGTGCAGTCACGCCATGAAAGCCACGGATTTCCTTGTCCTTCAACGAAGCCATCAGCAATGCATCATCTTTGTAAAGACTTTCAAGGGTCTGGATGAAGAAGTGCTCGCGCTTGATGGAACTTTCGATGTAGCTTGGACAGCCTTTGACGAAATACTTGGCACGATCCAAAGCGCCTTTAAGCAGCAATGGGACGTTGGTATAGTCTTCGGACAGGTTTGACTTGAACGGCACATCACCAGTTGGGATATTGATTTTCACAGCATCGTGATTAAGCCATTCCATGACCTTTTGGACAACAATCTTTGTCTCGGTGGTCTTGGATTGGTATGCTTTCAGTAGTTCAATGCGGTCTGCACGGGACTTCTTCTTGCCACATTCGCGCAAGACTTCGGTAAAGAAAACCTTTTGGTTAGGGTTCTTCAATCGGTCGGATACGGGTGTTACTGCCATGATTACCTTTCAAAAATTTTGCAGTTCTTCAAACAAAGCCTTCATCTGGTTCTTGATGAAGTAGCCTTGCAATTTCAACTTTGATGCTGCCTTAGTTTCCTCGAAAGTCTTGAGGATGTTTTCCTCTACCTCTTTTGGAATGCAGTTCATCAAATCCATCAGGGTTTGGTTGCGCAAAAACTTTGCCGCAGTCAATTCTGGATGGAGGTCGCCATTGGTATTTACATAGTGGTTCGTCCATCGTTCGATTCGGGTCTTTGTGATAGGACTTTGGCGAATCCCATTTGCAATGTCGGAATCTTCACTAAGGACATTCGGCACACAATCGCCAGCATCACCTTTAAGAATCTTCTCGAAAAGGAATGTATCGGGGTCGGTTTCTACCACGAATTTACCAGCCGCTGCCGAATACTGCTTCAAAGACTTGATGACTTGAAGCTGACGGAAATCATTGTCGGCAGAGATAATCATGATGGGGGTGTCATTAAGTACCAAGCCACCTTCATAACCAGCTACCTTGCGACAAACCACCGAAATGATGTCATCGGCCTCGCATCGTTCTACCTTCAAGACTTTGTATGGGAAGTATTCCTGCATATCGGCTTGGATAGCGGCAATGGCTTCTTGCACAAGTTCCCAAGAAAACGGCATGGCTTTC